GATATGGCGGCACATTTCTCTTTTTTGCCTTTACGTCAATGCCAACCATGCGGCCAGATATATCCATTACCGAGAAATCATACGGACCCTTATCACAAGCAGACCATGCATGCTGTACACTGCTGGCAATCAAGAATCGCGCAAACTCCATTTCAGCAAGAGTACCTACATGTTGGCCCTCGCCGTTTTCGCAAATCGTCATGCGGTTAAAGCGCTTACCCGTCCCCAGACTTTTCACCTTCAAACTCCAACAGTAAATCAATGTAATGCCTTGCTTTTAACAAGTCAGCAGTACCGTCCTTGTCTCGCCACCTTGTAACGTACTTAATCACAGCGTGCTCGCAGATTCCCAAATCATTCTGCAACGCATACTCCAGCGGCTGAATCTTCAATCGCTTGTAGTGATCCCCGCCGACCTGATCGTCAAAACTACTCACCTCTCAGCCTCCTCAATGGATTCCGCCCTCCAGCCAAGCGTCTCTCTGATAGCCAATCCAAGCCCTGCTTGAAGGCGCTCATCTTCTTGGGGTCACCCGACACATCCCAGTTGTGAAGCACCACCTCCTCTATCAAATATCTGTGGTACTCACCATACCGCTTCGCAACAAGGTCAAGCGTGCGCCCGTAACGCATGAGGGTTTCGTTGGCCATAGAATCCTTGGCCCTCTCACCAGAGGACGGCTCAAAATTCAAAGCCTTGGTGAACATGCCAGCCTGAGAAGCCTGCGACATAACATACTCAGCGGCTTGGTGCTGAGATAGTGAGAGCAAGCCATCCATTAGGTATCGATCAACAAGACACTGGTCCATCACCTTGGCCCGAGGCATACTACCGCCCTCGACCATTACCGAGTGGCGCTGGTATATTTCCTTCGTCCCGAGGTCTGTGTGTGACTTGTCAGGCGTAGTGGGATTCCCCGGACGACTCCGGGGTTGGCCCTTTGCGTGTAACATGTTATCAGAACTCATCAAAGTCCTCCCAATTCCTGCTAACTCCCTTGATTGTGCTGATTTCTGCTGGCGGAACGTACTCCCTGTATCTTCCACTTGCCAAGTCATATGTAAGGCACGCAGTCCCCTGTTGGCCGGTCCACTTGAATCTGGACTTCCAGCAGTGGATTTCGACGCAGTCCTCTGCGCGGTGAACGGTGATTCCTAAATCCGCTTTAGCGAACCACGCCGCCGAACCCGAGATGTTCATTCCCTTGGGCACCGCGTAGGTTCCGTCTTCTCGGGGGTACATCTTCTGGGGGTGGGCGACAAACCAGACGTGGATACCGTGGGCCTTAGCAAACGCAGTGATGCGACTCAGCATTTGGCTGATACTGTTGTGCTCTTCGGACCCAACTTGCTCAATGTAGTTATAGGGGTCAATGACAAGACCCCGAACACCTAGACGCATCACGGCCTGCTTGGTCCGCTCAATGACGCTGTCAATCGTGCTCATCCCCCCGTCTTTCGACTCCAGAAAGACAAAGTGATCGTTAATAAACTCAACGGACTCCTCTAATTCTTGCTCGGTCATCCTCGGACCCAGCCCGTCATAGAACCCTTTCCCTGACACCTTCTCTGCAAGTTTCGCAATGTGCATGTGAGGCGGGTTCTCAAACGAACACACCGCAAACTTCCACGACTCCCGTTGCGCCAGATTAATCATAATTTGATCAATAAACTCAGACTTACCGGAACTGGGCATGCCGGTCACAATTGACAACTGCCCCTCGGCAACCGTGAACAACTCATCAATAGCGTGGTAGCCGGTGCTCGCCCCCTTACCGTGCCCGTTGGCGTATATATCCTTGATATCGTTAATGTATTCGGATGCGCCGTACACGCCAGACAATGGAACTGGCTCGGGAGCGTCAAAAATCCGTCGCGTCTCTTCTGCACCTAACTTGTCAACAGCATCGTTCGCATCCTTCGTACCTTCGGGAAACTTTACCCGCCAGCACTTAGCCCGACCCACGCGGCGGGCAATTTCTTCTGCCAGTGCCTCGCCTGCTTGGTCGTTGTCGGTTGCTAAAATAACCCGCTTGACCTGCTCCAGACGGTCACGCTCCTCCCAGATATAGCTGAACTTGTTGTCCTCTTCTGGCGAAACGCGGTTCTGGCTGACCTTGGCGGGGGCACCATTCGGGCATGAGACTGCTTTGATCCCCACGCTTGCCAGCGCAATGACATCACACTCACCCTCGACGATGGTCAGGTCTTCTTCATCTACCCCGATGTGCTCTATGCCGTAAAAAGTTTTCGGTGCGCCATCGCAAGTGAACCCCTTGCCCTCGACAGACCTCCACTTGATCGCAGTGGGGTTTTCACGCGGACCATAAATAAATCCCACCGCTTGCTTTTGTTCGCCAGCAAACCATTTTTCGCCTGTGGTCATTGCTGGTAACCCCTCCAGACTATCTAGTGGCACATTGCGCTCGCCGAAAAAGTCTTGGATGAGTTGGATGTTGTAATTCAATTGTGTCGGTATCTTGACTACCTTCTCCATATAAGCCTCGTAGAATTTTTTGCGCCGCACAGCACCAGACAATCCACAGTGATGACAGTGGTATAGGGTGCCGTCGGGCTTGATCGTGATTGAGAGTGTTTTTTGGTTTTTTTTCTTTCGTTGGTCGCCGCAATCGGGACATTTGACACGGGAGTCCCTGTTATGGCCCAGAACGTACTCTTCTAGCGCATCCATAATAGTTGCCTATCCCTATTTTTTATGATATTGATAGACCCTAGTACTGTCCTAGTCTAGAAAAGGCCCAGCTTAGAACATTACTATATATAAAATTAGTAATGTTCTAGACTAGAACAGTCCTAGTGTTGAACCTCCTAAGAGTCTACGCCCCCGCCCATCGGGGGCTTTTTTTAGGAGCATGCCGTCAGCTCTTCCATGATCATCTTGCCTACGACTTTCTGCTCCGTTTTACTTAGTAACAACATTTCATCTAAGGCATCTTGCAGTCCATCCGGAAAACCGGCTATGCCACAGTGCGCTAAAAACGCAGGGGACTGAAGGTACTTGACGGCGTCCTCTTTTTCGTGTGGCGCAGAGCCAACCAAGTCACGAATGGCTTGGAATATAACCTTGCTGTAAACCGTCTTATAAATACCGGACACTTATCTCTGCCCTCGGGTCTTCTTTATCGACCCCTCCCCAAATGATGTGCTTCTCTTTTACCTGCCTGTCGTTTTTGTAAATCGGACCCTGCATACAATCTAGTATGAGAGACTCATCAAGATCAGGCCGTCTACTAGCATAAAATATTACGATGCGTACCGCTACATCTTTCTCAACTGGAGGATCAATTGCCTTGCATTGCTTGGCAAAAGACTTGACATAGTCCAGTGCTTTTTGTGACTTGATGAACAGCGGGCGACCGGTCTTGCTCTTAACAAGTCTACGGCTATTTGCTTTGCTACACGGCTCACCGTGAATCACCATGCTGACAATGTTTGACATTTAACTGTTCCCCAGATTATCATTGCGACTGGTTAATAAGAGGTCCAGTCATGAGCAAGATGGGACGTTACGTTTATCAACTACAAGAGCAAGAGGAAAACCCCAATGTCGAAAAGCAGTATGATCAGAATCGAAAAGGACATTCCGATACCGCAACGCACCCGCTTACCAGAATTACCATTTCATGTGATGGAGGTCAACGAGTCATTTCTCGCCCCCGTCTCGCACGAAGAAGCGCGACTTGTCCAAGCGTTACGCCAACGAGTGGTGCGGTTCCAAAAGCAACACCCACCAAAAAAGTTTAGCGTCGTGCGCGACGGAGACAAGATGCGGGTGTTTAGAATCCAGTGAGAATAACCAACCACACAAACCTACCGGAGCCTGTTTATCAGGCGCTTACTCACAGCGACTACAGCCGTGGGAACAGCAACCGATCTGTGACGCAACTGATTGACTCTCCGCGTGTGCGCATTCTAAAGGCTGAAAATGACAACCTCATTCAAGAGGACGCATCCGACATGGTCTGGTCTGTGCTTGGTACGGCAGTCCACAACATGTTTGAGCAACATCAGCCCGACGGGCACATTGTTGAGGAGCGGCTATTCGCAGAAGTTGACAACTGGGTGATTAGTGGCGCCATTGACCTGCAACGCTCAGAGGGAGATGGCACCGTCACCATCCTTGACTACAAGTGTACGTCGGTCTGGTCGGTTATCTACGGCAAGAAGGAGTGGGACAGGCAGTTAAACTTCTACGCTTGGCTTGTGGAGCAAAATGGCGAGACCAAGGTATCTGCACTGAGCATCGTGGCGGTATTGCGCGACTGGCAACGCAACAGGTCTGGCGAAAAGAATTACCCACAGGCGCCGATTGTCATCGTAGATATCCCTCTTTGGAGTCAACAAGACAGGGATAGCTATGTGCGAGAGCGGGTCCGCCTGCATGACGAGGCAGAATTTCTCAGACTGACGGGCGAGCCACTGCCGCTTTGCTCTGACGATGAGAGATGGAAAAAGCCAGACACTTTCGCCGTGAAAAAAGAAGGCAACAAAAGGGCTTTGAGAGTGCTCGACTCAATGCAACAAGCCGAGGAATACATGGGCGACAAAGAGGGGCTGGCTATTGAGGTTAGAGAAGGTCGGTATACCAGATGCGAAGACAACTGGTGCCGTGTTGCCGAATGGTGCGACCAGTGGAGGTCTAGATGATTCAACAAGACCCCGACTTTTATCTCAAGGTGCTTGGGATGATGCAACACTCAAAAAACAAGTTACAGATAATGGTTCATGGCAACACGCTGGCGTTTTATCTGAACGATAAGCATGTTGGCAATCTGGGAGCCGCTGAGTTTTATAAAATGAAACCAAGGGAAGTTTGGAAAACACTAGGAGTAAGCGATGAGCACAAAAAAAACAACCTCCTCTGAGCCGACGTATCAGTCGGTATGGGAGACACTGTCAAAGGTCGATTGCAACGACCAGAAAGAAAAAAAGAACGGTTTAAGCTACCTGTCTTGGGCTTGGGCTTGGGGCATTTTAATGGAGCATTACCCCGAAGCCACTTACGAGTTTTTTGACGAGCAACGGGATGCGCAGGGCTACTGTGAGGTCTGGTGCCGAGTCAAGATCGGAGAACTGGAGCGGATTATGTGGTTGCCTGTGATGAATTACAAGAACGAGGCTATGCAGAACCCAGATATTCGCAAGGTTTCGGATAGCCGAATGCGGTGCTTGACCAAGTGTATCGGGATGTTTGGTCTCGGCCACTACATCTCCGCTGGCGAAGACCTGCCCCCAGATGACGACTCTCAGACTGAGCAGAAGCAGGAGAAGAAGCCTGAACCGAAAGAGGCAAAGGCACCCGTCAAGAAA